CTCAAAGACTGTATTAAGTAAGATATTAGGACTTTTATCTTTAGATAAAGAAGTTAGTTTAACTTACGCAAAATTGAAAGACGGAACAATCGTAGAATCTGCAACATTCGATGTAGGTGAAGACTTATTCGTAGTTTCAGAAGATGGAACTAAAACTCCTGCTCCAGATGGTGAACATGAATTATCTCTTAAAGATGAATCAGGTAACGAAAACTTAATTAAAGTAATCGTTAAAGATGGTAAGATTTCTGAAAGAGAGAATGTAGAATTAGAGATGGTTCCTAACAAAGAAATTCCACAACAAGGTGAGAAGAAAAAAGAAAATGAGCAAGCAGATATGCCTGGTCAAATTAAATCTGGAACTTTGATGGCTGAACAAACTAGTGAGGTAATGCCAATTTCTGAAGATGAGAACGCTCCTACTATGGAAGAACCAACTGAAAGTGAAGATGGTGAGAAAGAAGTAGAAATCAACTTAGGCGATATGGCTAAGAAATTAGAAGAGATGGCTTACAGAATTCAAGAAATGGAAATGAAGATGGAAGCAATGATGCCTCCAGTAGATTCAGAAGTAACTCAAGAAGTTGCAGGAATTAAGATGGCAGAAGAAGAGTTACCAAAATTAGATGGTGCTCCAATGGAAGAAGCAACTAAATTTGCATCTGAAACAAATAGAAAAAACTATGGTAAGAAATCAATGGATGCACAATCTACATTCTTATCTAAACTTTATAAATAAAATTATTAACATTCCAAAAAAGGAAAAAATGAACAAATTACAAAAATTCGCTAACCCAACAATTACCGCTACCACGTATTCCGGGGAAGCAGCGTCGGGTTATGTTGCGGCAGCATTATTGTCTGCAAACACTTTGGATAAGAAGCTTGTTACTATCATGCCAAACGTGAAGTATAAGTCTGTAATCCAAAAATTAGCTACAAGCGGTATCGTTCAAGATGCTTCTTGTGACTTCACAACTTCAGGTAGTGTAACTATTACTGAACAAATCTTAACTCCAAAAGAATTACAAGTTAACTTACTATTATGTAAGCAAGAGTTTGTAGCATCTTGGGAGGCTTTACAATTAGGTTTCTCTGCATTCGATGAGATTCCTAAGAACTTTAACGACTTCTTAATCTCTTATGTAGGTGGTCAAGTAGCTCAAGCAACTGAACAAAACATTTGGGCAGGAACTGCAACTAATGGTTCTTTCCCTGGATTCCAAACTTTGTTATCTGCTTCAATCGCAGCAGGTGGTGCAACAGCGGTATTACCAGCAAGAAGCACAGGTGGTTCTTCTGCAATCGTTTCAGGTTCTATCGACACAACAAACGTATTCTCTAAATTACAATCAGTAGTAGATACAATCCCTGCAACTGTTTATGGTAAGCAAGACTTATTATTGTATGTTCCTACAAACGTAGCTAAAGCATACCAAGCAGCAATGGCTGGTGGTTCTGCAGGTGCTAATGGTTGGAACAATCAATACAATGTAGGTGAGAAACCATACAACTTCAATGGTATTGAAATCGTATTATGTCCAGGTATGTCTGATTCTAAAATCGTAGCAGCTCAGAAGAGTAATTTATTCTTCGGAACTGGTTTGTTATCTGACTACAACGAAACAAAAGTAATCGACATGGCTAACATCGATGGTTCTCAAAATTACAGAATTGTAATGAGATTTACATCAGGTGTTCAGTTCGGTGTTGGACAAGATATCGTTTACTACGGAGCATACTAATATTAACTAACAAAACTAAAACAAAGTAACATGGCTTGTAATTTATCAGCTGGAAGAAACGAAGTTTGTAAAGAAAGTATCGGTGGTATACAAGGTGTATACTTCGTAAACTATACAACAGGTTCTTTCACTAAAAACGGAGCGGGTGAAGTAACTGCAGTTCCATCAGGAAGTGTATTATACTACTACCAATTAAAAGGTTCAAGTGCATATACTGAAACTGTTACCACTTCAAGAGATAACGGAACTACATTCTTTTCACAAGAATTAATCTTAAACTTAAAGAAGTTAACAAACGAAATGACTACTCAATTAAAGCTTATGGCTTATGGTAGACCTCAAATAATCGTTTGGACAAATAACGGTGATGCATTGTTAGTTGGTGAAAAATTGGGTGCAGATGTAACTGCGGGAACTATTCAAACTGGAGCAGCATTGGGTGACCTTTATGGTTATTCAGTAACGTTCACAGGTATGGAACAATTACCAGCAGCATTCTTATCAGGTAGTTCAACAACAAACGCTTTAGGTGGTTTAACTGCAAACTATTCAGTAGTTTACGGAACAAACGCTTAATCAGTATTAGCATTAAAAATATTAAACCCTACTCTTCGGAGTGGGGTTTTTTTGTTTTAACTATTATTAGATAATTATTTGTTATTATTAGATACAGACAAGATAAAACATAGATAATGCTAGCATATCACATATCACAATCTAACGAATACACATTTAGAACACAACCTACTGGCTCTAATGAGTTTACAATGTCATTACAAGACATGTATACTTTACAAAACTTAACAATGTCAATGGTAAGTATGTCTTATAATGGATACGAATCATTTGTAGGATTTACAGGAAGCATTAGTGGGTCATATGTTGGTGCTGAATATAGAGCAACACTTTATAATCAAAATGCAAAAAGTAATCCAGCAAATGCAACAGGTAATGCAATATGGCAAGGTTCATTCCAAGTATATCAATCAGGGTCAGAAGATAAATCAGTATACGAAAACCAAATACCTCCAGTAATTTCACATGCTAGTGAAAACAGATATATAATTTTGAATTAATATGAAACAACAACAAAAATTTAGCATCGTTAATGTAAATAACAATCAACTTCCAATGATAACGGAAGATACTAAAACACGTTATAATTGGATTCCATTCGGAGTTTATGGACACGATGATTTCTTTGATGCAGTAACGATGACTTACAATGTATCAACAACAAACTCAGCATGTATCGAAGGTATTGCTGACTTAATATATGGTAAGGGTGTATACTCTAAGGATAAAGCATTGAATGATATTTTACAAAAGTTAATTCCACAGGAAGAAACTAAGAGAGTAGCATTTGATTTAAAATTATATGGCAATGGTGCGTATCAAGTTTATTGGGATGATTCTCATACAAAGGTAATTAAATTTTACCACGTGCCTGTTCAATACTTAAGAGCAGAGAAATTAGATTCACATCCTAAGATTCAGAATTATTTTTATTGCACAGATTGGAATGACCAAAGAAAGATTAAAAATAAAAAAGTAATTCCTGCTTTTGGAACTAGTAATGAGAAATGTGAAATACTTTACATTAAGAATTACTCACCAGGTTTGTATTACTATTCTTTACCTGATTGGGTTGCAGCGATGCAATTTGCAGTATCAGAAGGTGAAATCTCTAACTTACATTTAAATAATATTACAAATGGTTTCTTGCCGGCAGTAATGTTAAACTTTAATAATGGAGTTCCTGCACCTGAAGAAAGAGAAACAATTGAAGATTTAGTTCAAGCTAAATTTACAGGAACAGATAACGCAGGTAGATTTATGTTATCATTTAACGATGACCCTGCAACTAAACCTACGATTGATATAATTGACATACCTAATTTACATGAGAAATATGACTATGTAGCAACATATACACAAGATAGAATACTTGTAGCACATAGAGTAACATCTCCTTTATTATTTGGTATTAGAACTGATAATAATGGATTTAGTTCACAATCAGAAGAAATGAAAACTGCATTTAGTATCTTACAAACAATGACTATTGCACCCTTTCAAAACTTAATGTTAAATAGTTTAGATGCAGCATTGATTCAAGGTGGATATGCAGAAATGCAATTATACTTTGAGCAATTAACTCCATTGGTTTTATTATCTCAAACTGCAGAAGAGACAGGAAAGTCTATTGCACAAGTTGAAGATGAAACAAATAAGTCTATGGAAAACCCAGCAACTCAAGAGAATCCAGGCGACCAACAATATCAAGATGGTGAATTTGAAACAGAACCAATACCAAATGTAAGTTTTGGAACAGCATTTTTTGAAAGAGAATACGAAATAATTAAACAAAAATAATCATGGCATACGCACTTTTTATTAATAGAAACGATATAATTAAGAACACCCCATTACAGGGTGCAATAGATGCAGATGCTCTATTACCATTTGTAAGAACGGCACAAGACAAATACTTAAAGAATCTTTTAGGAACAATTCTATTTGAATATTTGCAAGCACAAATCATTGCAGATAACGTAGACAATTTGTCAGTATATTATAAAGACCTTTTGAATGATTACATTAAAAATACTTTAATGTGGTATTCAGCAGTTGAATATATTCCATTTAGTTCAGTTCAATTTAAATCTAATGGAGCAGTGAAACAACAAAGTGAACAAGGTATTGCTCCATCAAAGGCTGAGATAGATTATTTGAAAGCACAATCACAACAAAATGCTGATTATTATGCATTAAGATTGCAAAACTATTTAATTGCATACTCTAATCAAATACCTCAATATTTACAATCAATTGGTAATCAAACTCAAATTTATCCTGACCAAAGTAACATGTATTTTGGTGGTATACAATTATAATTATGGCAACTCCATTGTTAACAAATACGAATGTAAACTATACTAACTACTATAATCTTGTAAACTTTTTTGCAGAATATATGAGTCAGCATCCTTCTATTACACAAGTTAGTAATGAGGATATTGAAGATTTTGATGAAAGAGAATTTCCAAATTATCCTGTTGCTAATATAACAATACCAGGGACTAGATTTACCAATACAACAACTGAATGGGATGTGCAAATTTTAATTGCAGACAAGTATAAAAATTTAAACAACGAATCTAATCCTAGAACAAATGAATATACAGTTGAATTTTATGATGTAGAAGATAAGATGGATGTATGGGCAAACTTACTAGCAATAGTAAATGACATAACTTCATTTATACAAAGAGGAGTAACTGGTTTTGATATACTTACTGATATTAAATGTATGCAATTCCACGAAAGATTTGATTCTGGATTAGCAGGATGGGTAGTAACATTTACATTAACAACACACAACGATAAAAACCGTTGTCTATTTGAATTATATCCTAATTAATATGGCAAACCCAATAATAAATAACACAGGAACGAATTATACTCTTTATTATAATGTAATTAATTACTTTAGAACAATAATGAGTAATCATCCAAGTATTGCAGTAGCAACAATGGGTGACTTATGGGATTTTGGTGAAAGACAATTTCCTTCATATCCTATTTGTAATATTCAAATCCTTGAATCTGATTTTGGAACTTCTGTAACTAATTTCAAATGTCAGTTAATGATTGCTGATAAAGTTAAGAATTTAAATAATGAATCTAATCCTAGAGATAATGAACAAACAATTTCTTATTACCAAGTCGATGATAAAGTAGATATATACGCAAATACACTTGCAATCCTGAACGATTTAACTTCTTACACACAAAGAGGTGTCCAGAATTTTGAAATCAATGAGGACATTATATGCACGCCTTTTGCGGATAGGTTAGATAATGGTGTTGCGGGTTGGACTGCAGAGTTTACTCTTACAACTCACAATGACAAAAATCGTTGTCTTTTTTTTTTAATGCCCGCTAATGACCAAGGTTTTATAATTCAAGATTGTTTAACTAGTCAAAGATATAAAGCTATATTAGACCCAGGACAATACAATGCAATAGTTGGTGGTGTATTCTCTACATTGAAATCACCGGGTCTATCAAATACATATGCTAACTTAGTGTGTTATACAATAGTAGAACCAATTGCAGACGATGATTGGAATTTTGTAAATCTTCCAATACTTCAACCAGGAATAATTCAAACTTGCCAATTGTGTAATTTGTGGATTAATCCTAAAGTTTGGTCAACAACACCAGCAGCATGGAGTGGAGCAGATGCTGAATTTAGAACATGGGCGACAGTATAAAAAATATAAAATAAAAATAATGGGCAGTTTAAGTAATCTTTATATCTCACAATCGTATCAATCGTTAATACATTTAGCGACTAACAATACGGCATCTGCAACTTTAATTGGTTTGCAAGATGGTTTAGGTAATTCTATTGGAGTATCAGTAAACACAGGTGGAAATTTATATCTTTCAGGTAGTTTAAGTGCTTCTTTATTACAAGGATATACATTGGTTGGAGATGCAACAAATAGAACTACATTAGTATCAACATCTTCTTTTGGTTCAACAATCAATACTGGTAGTTTAGTTACAACTGCATCATTTAATGCTTATACACAATCAAATAATCAAAAGTGGGATAACTTAGGTGCACAATCTGGAAGTTGGATTACTGAAAGTGAAACAGGTAGTTTTACAACAACATCTTCATTTAATCAATATACTTCATCTGCTAATAATAGACTAAATAATTTAGAATCTACTTCGGCTAGTGTAAATATATCAATTAGTAATTTAAACTTAACCACAGCAAGCCAGGCGATTTCTATAAGTAATTTAAACGCATATACTTCATCTAACGATAGTAAAGTAAATCAATTAATAAATGCAACATCATCTTATGCAATCAGTTCATCTGTTGCAGCAGTTGATGCAGCACAACAATTACAAATTAATTCTTTAATATCTGCGACAGGTTCATATATAACGTCATCAATACCCTTAACTTCATTAAACACTTACACTCAATCTAATGACCAAAAATGGACTAACATAGGAAATCAATCAGGTAGTTGGATTACTGAAAGTGAAACAGGTTCGTTTGCATATATCAATCAAGATAATAATTGGTCTGCAAATCAAACATTCACAAATATTTCAGCAGTATCTGCATCATTTAGATATGTTCAAACTCTTTATGAAACTTCATCTGTAATATTTTCTAGTGGTTCAAATCAATTAGGTGATGAATTAACTGATACACAAACACTTTCAGGTAGTGTTAAGGTGCAAGGTAGTTTAACAGTTAATGGAACAAATGTATTAACATCTTCCGTTCCTTTAGATTCTTTAAACGCATTTACTGCATCACAAAATCAAAAGAATACAACATTAGAAAATGTAACTTCTTCTTTACAACAATTTACTGCATCTACAAATAGTAGGTTAACAAATATAGAAACTACAACTTCTAGTTTGAATATTTCGGTAAGCAATTTAAATTTATTTACTGCAAGTAATAATATTACTTCATTAAATACATATACTGCTTCTAACGATGCAAAATGGAATGCATTACAAACAACAACTGCATCATTTAGTTCATCAGTTGCAAGTTTAAGTTCTTTAACAGGAAGTTATGCAACAACAGGTTCGAATGTATTTACAGGTATACAAACATTTAGAGATGCAGCATTGAACGCAACATCATTAGTATCTACATCAGGTAGTATAATGTTAGTTGCTAAATCTTATACATCTGCATCTGCACATATAACTGGTTCGACTGGAAATTTAGTTAACTTTATATTCAAAGATAATAATAACACAGGAGATACAATCCTTTCAGGAAGTAACAACATTATAGGTAATCCGGTTGCACCAACTGCAGGATTTAGAAGATATGTAAGTAATGGTAACATTGCATTGTTTGGATTATTGCCACAATTGAGTTCTTCTATGTCTACTGCGTTCCCACTTACAATGAATGGTAACTTTATTCAAGCAAATACTAATGGTATAATTATAAGAGGGCCAGTTACTTCATCTGTTACATGGAATATAGCAGCAAACTTTATACAAGGTGGATTTAATATTGGAACCGCTGCAGCTACCAATGCTGAAAAAATATTTAATGGTTTAGTTGCAACAAATAATGCTATTCCAGGCACACTTAATGTAATTGCAAATTCAAATAATTTAGCCTCAGTAGCCACTTTCACTTTTAATAATATAAATGGAGGTGCAACAATAACATTAGCATCATCTTCAATTAACTTTACAAATACTATAATTGGTGATAGTAATTTTAATTTAAATAATACATATTATAATACAATTGGGCCAGGAAATGGTTTAGTTACTGCACAAAGAAATACTATTTTAGGTAATAATAATACCATTAATGTAACTGGTAGTTTAAATCCTGGAACTGGTGCACAACCTCAATTGAATGATTTCACACTTACAGGAGCAAATAATACTATTTTCTCCGATGCATTAAATAGTAGACCAGGATATCATAGTTTTTATAAAAGTATTATAGCTGGATATCAATTAATAGTTAGTGCAAGTTCTGCAGCAGCTGATTTA